GAGAAGGGCAAGCAGGGGGGGAGGAGGGGTGGGGTGTGATGTGTGGCTGCGGGGGGCCCCCTTCTGCTGCTTTAATCTATATGAATTTTCTATAAATTTGGTATAATTTCCGCCTAAAAAATAAAGCCCTGCGGTATTTCAGACGGGGCTGGCAGATAACTGTTGGGAAAGATTCGATGTTATGAATGACTATTGATGATTTGCTTGCCCGTTGGGGCTTTTGGCGTTCGGTTCGGGATGATAACGGACTGGGTTATGCATCCAGTGCGGCAAACCGTGCAATGGCAGGTGATGCGAATACGGGCGGAACGCGTCCGTTGCTGCCTTATGGGGTGGACGCGGATTCGGTGTTTTCTGCGGTGGACAGGGTGGTGATGGGTTTGCCACGCTTCCATCAAGAGGTGCTTAAGGTGCAGTATTCGGGCGGATTCGCTACCCGTAGTGCGAAAGTCAAGGAATGCGGGTGCAGCGGGGCTTCGTTCTACCGCTATCTTTCGGACGCTGAAGCTATGCTGGCTGTGCGTTTGATGGACGGTGAGGTGGGCAGGCTGTTAAACGGCCGTTAAAAAAGGCTTGCAATCTTGAGACTGGAATGTTTAAATTATGGAAAACTGCGGTTTCGTGCGTTCAGGTGCGATGCCGCTTTTTTTGTTCATCATTTGTAGAATCCTTATCTGTTATTAAAGGTCGTCTGAATTTCAGACGGCCTTTCTTTTTGGAGATGTCATGCCGGCAATTCGTGTCGATGTCAGCAAAATGGTCGCACGCTTGGATGATGTCCAACGCCGACAAGTCCCGTTTGCCGCTAAAAATGCGGTGAACAAACTTGCTGCACAGGCAATCGGCAATCTGCAAGATGAAATGAGGGATTCGTTCTTCAACCCGAAGCCGTGGACGTTGAACAGTCTGTTTGTCAGACAGTATGCAACCAAGGAGGAATTGACCGCCGTGGTCGATTTCAAGGACGGTGCAAAGGATAGAAGCGCGGGCAAATATCTGACGGCGCAAATTTATGGTGGAAGCCGTCGGGCGAAAGGTATTGAGGCGTTTCTGGTTGCGCGGGGATTGATGCCCGCGGGGTATCGGATTGTGCCGTCAGATGCGGTAAGGCTTGACCGTTTCGGCAATATCACGCTGGCTGCGTTTCGGGCAATGGTGCGCGGATTGAACGACGGGACGCATTTCGCCCTGCTTAAACGACGCGGCAAGCTGCCTGCGGGAATTTACAAACGGCAAAAGAGAAAAGTAAAAGCATTGGTTGTGTATGTGTCAGCAGCACAGTATGAAAAACGTCTCCGGTATTTTGAGGTTGCTGAACAAGCTGTCGTCAGCAATCAGCAGGCAGTCTTTGCCGAAGAACTCGAAAAAGCATTAGCCACAGCCCGATAAGGTACTTCCTGGACTTTCAGCCACGCGGGTAATTCGAGCCGCGATTTCTGTTAAGCGACAGGTTTGTATGGGTTGCTTGCTGGGTTAATGAGGAAATGACATGAAAGTGAATAAAAGACAGCTTGCCGATATTGTCGGTGTTACGGAACAGGCTTTGACCAACTGGCAGAAAGAAGGCCTACCGGTGGCGGCCTATGCAGATAAAAACGGGCTTGCGAATGAATACGATACCGTTGCGGTTATCCGCTGGCTGTTGCAGCGGGAACTGGAACGGCTGAACAAGGAAAAGCCGCGCGACCGGCTGGACAGGGTGAAGGCTGAATTGGCTGAATTGGAGCGGGACGAAAAATTAGGGCAGCTTGCGCCGGCCGCGATGTTTGAGCGCGCATGGGGCGACCATGTTTTAGCGGCACGGACGGAATTTTTAACGATGCCCGAGCAGGTGGCGGCTGAACTGACGGCGACGTCGGGCGTGGAAATAGACCCTGATACCATTGCGGCGTACATCAACAGGGCGTTGGAAAAATTATCGAATTACGGAGCAGAAAACGATGGAGATGACAGCCGCAACCATGCAGGCGCGGATGGCTGAAACGGTGGCGCGGGTGTTGCGGCAGGCGTGCCGGAAATGGGCACCGCCGCGCAAAATTAAAACCCGCGACTGGGCGAACAAGTACCGCTATCTTTCCAGCATAGAGGCCGCCCGACCGGGCAAATACGTTTTGGACGTAACACCGTATCTGGCATGGGAAAACAGCCCGCTTGATGCGCTGGACGACCCATCCGTGCAAGTGGTTGTTTGCCAGAAATCGGCGCAAGTGGCGTGGACTTCGGGTGTGCTGGGTAACTTTTTGGGCAAATCCATCGATGCCGAACCCAGTCCGATATTGGTTCTATTCCCGAAAGAGGGGGCGGCTAAAGAGTACATGGACGAAAAATTCGTTCCGATGGTCGAAGCGACGCCCGCCTTGCGCGAGAAAGTCGATACCCGTATCCGTGCGCAAGGGCAGCGGCAGTTGTTCAAGAAATTCCCCGGCGGTTTTCTGAAGCTGGTGGGCAGTAACAGCCCCGCCAGTGTGAAATCATCGCCGGTACCGATTGTGTGCGTGGAGGAGCCGGACGACTGTAACCTGAACCTGCGGGGTCAGGGCGACAGTATCAAGCTGGCGAAGGAGCGAACCAAAACTTACCGCCGCCCGAAAATTGTATTAGGCGGCACGCCGACTATTGCGGGCGTCTCGACAATCGCCGCCGAAATGGAGTTGTCAGATAAGCGCGTCGGCATGGTGCCGTGCCACGAATGCGGCGAAGCCCATGTGTTGAGCTTCGATTACCTTTCCTGCGACGAAGACCCGAACGGCAACCATCCTGTTTTCGGCAAAAAGCTGCCGGAAACGGCACATTACACCTGTCCGAACTGCGGCGCGGTGTGGAACGACATGCAGAAAAACCGTAATGTGCGGCGCGGTTGGTGGCAGGCGACCGCGCCTTTTCACGGCACGGCAGGTTTCTACCTGAACGAGCTATACAGCCCGTTCCCCGGCAGTGTGTTTTCCGAACTGATGAAAAAATGGTTGACCGCGCAATACGAAGCGGACAACGGCGATATATCGCCGATGATTGCCTTCGTCAATTCGTCCATCGGAATCCCGTTCGAAATGACCAATGACGGCGTGAAGGAAGACGACCTGGCAGAACGCGGCGAAGACTACGCCGAAAACACCGTTCCGCGCGGCGGTCTGATTCTGACTATGGGCGTGGACGTGCAACATGACCGGCTGGCCGTCATCATCCGCGCATGGGGGCGCGGCGAGGAAAGCTGGCTGGTTTGGTGGGGCGAAATCCACGGCAACACGGTGGACGTCAAATCCGACGTGTGGCGCAAACTGGCCGAGATGATATTTCAGACGGCCTACAAGCACGAAACCGGTGCGGGAATGAAAATAGCGGCGGTATCGATAGACAGTTCGGACGGCAATACCTCCGACGCGGTGTATCACTTTGTGCGCGGCTGCCGCGGCGTGAAAGCGGTGAATGTGATGGCGGTCAAGGGCAGCACCAACCCCGATAAAGAGATTTTCAGTCGGGCGCGGGCGATTGACTTGAAGCACAAAAACACCAAGGCCGACAAATTCGGCGTGCAGGTGTACAGCGTCGGCGTATCGCGGGCGAAGGACTTGCTGATAGACGAGCATGCGCGCATCAATCTGGAAGGAAGCGGGGCAGGGCGGATGCACTTTTACAAAGATGTCCGCGCCGACTACTGCGGCCAGTTGTTGAGCGAAGTCAAAGTACCCAGCCGCATGAACAAGCACAAAAAGGTTTGGCAGAAGAAAGTCGGCGTACGAAACGAGGCGTTGGACTGCGAAGTCTATGCCCTGCATGCCGCCCGCTCGGTCGGCACGCATACCATGTCGGCGGCAAAATGGGCGTTATACGAAAACGCGCTGTTGCAGTCGGAACTGTTTGCCGAACCGAAACCCGTCGAACAGGTACAGGAAAAAACGAGGGCGGACAGCGGCAGCGGTTTTGCGGCAACCAGACGCCGTAAGGGTGGTAACTTCGTTACCAATTATTGATTTAGGGCCGCCCGTAATATCATGCGGCTTTTTTTTGTTTACACACTATACA